AGCAGAGCTGCTAGTTGTCGCCGGAAGCCTCCTGTGTAGGGACTGCGGTCGCAGTCTCCACGACTTCTAGATCTTCTAGTTTCTTGACGAACTCATCAAATGAGATCGGGACTGGATGACCTTGCTGCTTACTGGCCTCGTAGGCCATGAAGGCTAGATCTTCCATCCCGATCCCGTTCGCAAGATCTGATGCTCGTCGCTTGAACTTACGCTCCCACGAGATGATCACGAAGAGGTTCGTGATGACTTGGTAGGTCTCGCCATCGGCGAGCTTGACACTGAGTGTGAGTTTCATTGGTTCTCCTAGTCGGGTTCGGATTAGTTACTAGATCAGGTGACATCGCGGACGAATGATCCGCCCATGAAGGTCGCTTCAACAACTGAGAGCTCGCCAACTGCTGCCGAGATCGGAGTCACGGTCGCCAAGTAACAACCAGTCAAGGTGTACTCAGGATTCGAGGCTGATTCGGTTGCGCCGGCAGGGCTGATCACGAGTGTGGATTCGACACCGAACAAACTGTTCAGCATGGTTTCAACTTCGGTCGCGCCGTAGCTCTGGAACAGTGTCAGCGTGAGCTCATTGCTGTAAAGCCCAGCGGTGAAAGTGCGTGAGGTTTGACCGAAGGCCGTGTTCTCAAGTGCTTCAGCGGTGAGTGTCAAGGTCGCTGCCGAGCAGTGATTGGTGAGCGTCATCGCCGATGGTGCTGTGACGGTGACGGTGGGGTTGGCTAGGTAGGTAACTGTGGCCATTGTTTTGTCCTTTATACGCGGCTGGTGCCGATTCTTATTGTGAGGTCATAAGCAGGTAACTCGGCAGATCCGATCGATGCGATCGTAGGTCTGCCAGAGATGACTGCGAGAGAGGAGTCCATTAGTTGATCAACGACTCCGAGTATGTAGTTCGTAGTGTCTTGGTTGCCGGGTGGCGCGCCCAACACTCGGAGATCAATCGTGATGTCCGCCGTTTGGTTATTGAACGCAGTGAAAGTAGGAAGCTCAATGAATACAGTAAGAGGTCGAGCGTTGCGAGGGTCAGTGACCGGCACAAGGCCGAGAGCTGTGATCGTCGCTGAGACAGCGCTGATGGTGTCTGTGAAGATGCCTGCCATCTCATGCCACTTGCGATCTCTTGATGCCGAGCAACTGGTTGATTCGGCCCATTGAGGCGACAGGTGCGCTGATGTTCATGTCTTGAAAACTGTTGAAGGAGTCCAAACTTCCGCGCTCTCTGTACAACGAGGCCGCCATTAACACGACTCCAGCTTTTACTGCAGCATCAGGGACGGTAGTAAGTGAGTCATGGTAGCCGGCCTGAACTCTGCGCCGAAATGACCATGCATTTGAAGCGTTAACTGATGAGGTCATGAAGGCTGTGTCGTTGGCGGTCGCTCCGCTAATGCCGAGAAATTCGGTGAGATCGCTGACTGTGATCCATGTGCAGGTCTGAGTCCAGACGAGCGATCCGACAGGATCAGCTGCAGATCGTGGAAGGTCGTCGCCGACATCGTTGAAGAGCAACTGGTTCGGAATGATGACATCCGAGTCGAAAAGGTAGTCGCCTTCTTCGTCAATGCCGATCAACAAATAGGTCGGTACTGCATAGACAATGTGTGCGCCGTTGAGGCCATGTCCTAGACCTGAGAGCGTGATCGTCTGACCGATCGCAATGTCAGTGTTCTCCAGAGTCTGAACGACGGCAACATCTGACAGACGCTGGTGATGCGTGACTGTAAATGTTGCCATCGTTCGTTCCCTCTACTCGTCTAGTCGGTTCAGGCTCGCTTGACGAACTTCGTCGCGTCAATCATGACAGACGAGAAGTAGCCACGGAACTTGATAACTCGACCGAGCGCACCGTCTGCAAGTTCAACACTGACAGCTCCGCGCTGTTGTTCCCAGCACTCGAAGCCAGTGCTGTCACCGACATAAAGGTTCTTTCCGCCTGCAGCGACCAAGTTGCGGTCAACCACGAGCGACAAGCCGAAAGCGTTGCCGTTAAAGGTTGAGGCCGATGCGCCGGTGCCGACTGCGTTTTGTGGGCCGACATTCGGGAACAACGGACGACCAGCGTCGTCCACAAGTGCGCCAAGCGACGCGTAATACGCGGGCGACATCACGAGCACATTGGGCAGGTTGCCGTTTGAGTTAGTCAAGATCTGCTCTGCTGAGTTGTAGATGAACGCTACCCAGTCGGCAGGTGTTGATCCTGAGGTCAATGCTTCGGTCTGGGTGACTCCTGCTTCAAATGTTGCACAAGCTGCGACATCGGTAGCGTTTGCGTAGATGCGCGCCATGTCGTCAATCAATGCACCAAGAACTTCGGGCGAGGTGAAGTCCATTGATTCTTCGGACAGGTTTACATATCCGCCGTACAAGGCCTTCGTGATCTGGATGTCGTCCACGACGAAAGTGCCTTGATCAAGTGCGACGAGTTCGCCGTTGGATGCGCCGATGGTCGTGTGCGTGGTGACCTTCGGACGGATGAACACCTTGCCCGATGCCGGCATTTGGCGGACTCCCATTGCAGTAATCAATGGGCGATAATTGGGTACAAACGAGTTATAGATTGGCGAGATGATCGGAACTGGCAAGATGCCGGGTGTGTCGGTCGAGGTGACATTCGGTGCAGCTGCGACGATGCGCTGGTTGAACTCAGCGAACTCAGATCCGCCTGCAGCGAACTTGATCATGTATTCCGCAATCGTGGGAAGCTTGAACTCGCGCTTCGGTGATGCGTACTGGATGGGAGCAGTGGGTACTGCTGCTTCGATTGCTTCTGACATTTCATCCTCCTCGGATGGTTGGGTTGGGGTTGGTGTTTCTTCTTCTTCGTCGGGTGCTTCCTCTTCGGGTGAAGAGGCAGCGACTGAGTAGACCTGCGCGTCGGCATATGCCGGTGTCGTGACGACCGACAGCTCGACGAACTTAGCTTCAGAGACCTCTAGCGTCCCGTCTGCGAGGCGCTTGAACTTAGTAGGCACTGCACCAACGGAGACCGAATCTAGAGCGCCATCTGCCAAAAGAGCGAGGGCATCATCCGCAGCTCTCGTCGCACTCAGTTTTGCCACGAACATCATGCCCTCAGCGGTTGATACTCGCTCGGTCACTCGTCCGATGACGCGTGTCTCGTCGTGGTACTCCAAGAGCTTCGGCATTGGGCCATCTTCGGGAAGTGAGCCCTCAAGAAAGACGACCGATTCTCCACCGGAGAGAGTCGCTTTGACATTCCAAGGGACGGCGAGGCCTGTGATCTGGCGTGATGGTTCGCCATCGGCGGAAGCGTCAAGTGTGATCTGTTGAGCAGTAAGTCGAATCATGAGGGCATCTCCTGAGGTGTCCGCATGAAGGCAGGTTCTTCAATGTCTATCTCTGTGCGGTTCATTGCGACATCTTCTATCAGATCTTCGGTGTCAAATTCCACGAACCTATTACGAGGCAAAATGTCTGTTCCGCTGAGAGTTTCTTGGATGCAATCCATGTAAAGTTTCGCGCCGAGAAGGTAGAGATCTTGCTTGGCCTGAGTGGCGTTGGAATAATTATAGCCAGAAATGCCTATGCCCAGTAAGTAGGCGGGGACACCGATTGCCCTGCTGAGCTCAAGTGCACTGAAGTTCCGAGCTTCTACGAGCTGGAGTTTGCTGGGGTCTGTGTCAAATTGTTCGTACTTGACAGCCGAGTTCAATGCGCCGACAGCGTTCACGCGTCGAGCGTTTGACCATGCTGCAGCGAGCTCACCAAGTGATTCAGCGTCAAGAGGTTCAGAGCTGTCGGTCTGCTGTAAGTATCCAGCGACGATCTCATTGGAGGCGAAGCGTTCAGCAGAGCGATCCAGTTTGATCGCTGTCTCGAGGACTCGGCGACCTGTCCAGAGGAACCCTTGAACGGGAGCAAGGAATTGGATGACATCTTGTGTCGGAATCTGTATGCCGTTGAATGTGATCTGGTTGGATTTTCCGAAGAACTGCGGACCGGGCTGATCCAATGTGTCAACCATCTCGCAGGGCATCCACTGAAAAGCGAGAGGCCGTCCGGTAGCAGAGCTGCGTGAAGTCACATAGAGGAACGCGCGTCCGCGCATCATGAGATCCATGCACAGATTCGACATGACAAAATTACGCGTCAGGGTCGGATCTGGAGTGTCCATCCATGATTCGTTCTCAAGATAGATCTTCTCGTACCGTTCGCCGTTAAACTGTGTCGTGTAATGGCGGAGGGGAAGTGAGCCGACGAGAGAGATGATCATCTGTGTCGCTCGAGACACGGTAGGCACAGACAAGGCCAGCTCTGAAGCCGCCCCGACGGTGTAACTCCAAAACTGACCGAGTCCGCTTTGTGAGGCGCTACCTGCTGCAGCTTGAAGCGGTGCGTGCGCGAACGCAGGGGTCGCGTCCTGCTTCTTACTTCCGAAGAGTGCCATCGCTTGCGAGTCTCTCAAACTTGCAAGCGTGTGTCCACTAGGGTCAGCCGAAAGCCATCTGAGGTTTCGCTGATGCCCTTGGTCGTGATGTGAGCATAATTCCCCACACTGAACATCGGGCAAGCTCTATCGGCCCGGGACTCTTCTGCGAGCTGAGCACGATCGCACCTCCCGTTTTTACAGCGACCGCTCTAGCGAAATGTTCCGAGAGTGCAAGGTCTCCAGTGTGGCGGACGCGATCCTCAACAATCATCGCACGAGCTGCACCTGTCCACTTGATGAGTTCCGCATAGCCGACGATCGTCATCCGCCGGCGAAGGTCTGGAGGGCAGTGGATCTCCAGCGACGGCGTACACGCGAGCTTGACTGACGCGTCCGACATTCGAGTCACGACTTCGGCCCACATCTGCTGGGCAGACTCCACGACAAACTCGGTCGTCACGATCACGCGCGTCCCGTCGTACGCGCAACCGATCCCGACATAGCGTGACTCGTCAACCGATGAGTCAATGACGAGCCACTGGATCGGAGGCATCGGATCCACACTCTTCCGATCGTTCCACAAGTTAATCGGTAGGTACGAGTTAGTTGAATCCACCCACAGATTCAGATGGCCTCGGATGAACGCTTGACGATTCGGCGAGTCAAACGCAAGCTCAAGCGCCTTCATCGTGATCGTCGTCCCAAGCGCAGGATTCGCCCAGCCCCAATATTGCCGATCTTCCAGACTGACTCCTGGAGGAAGTGACCACTCTGCAAAGTACAGCGAACCTGTACGGCCTGAGTCAATCGCTGCCATCCCTTGCTCTCGAAGCTGTAAGAGCACTGTACTTCCCTGATCGCCAGCGGTACTGAACATCATCATCATCGGATTCTTGACTGCGATCTGGGAAGGCCGTAGAGCTGTAAACACTACTTCGGGACTGATGTCCCAGAGCTCGTCTACGAGAATGACCGAGGCTGTCATGCCGTGAGCGTGAACCGATGCAGCGACAACCGAGATAGATGATCCATCTGGGAAGTTAATCCGCTCGTCACCGTTCAGCAGACGAACTTTGCACTCAACCTTCTGGTCAAGGTCTCGAACCAAGTCACGAAAGAGGGCCATGCTCCGACGCTTTTGGTTGGCAACAATGACGATCGTCTGAGGCTCCTTTCGAATCGCTGCATACTCGGTCGCCATGTAGCCGGCGACAGCACGCATCACCAAGCTCTTGCCGTTCTGACGGGCCGTAGAAATGCACGCTTCACGAAAGATGAAGTCACCGTTCTCGTCCAGACTCAGAGCATCATTCACGACGCGTTTCTGCCACTCCATGAGATCAATGTTGAGCACGCGCTTTGCCCAAAGGGTTAGGGCAGGGCCGAAACTTTCGCCGGCTGAAACGGGCGTGACCAGTCTCGGCTCGATCCTTCCCGATGTTGAAATATCCGACTCCGATCCGCTTAGTTCCTGCTGGTTCTGGCTGGTTGAGGGGATTTCCGAGTGGGGGCTCGGGGTAGGGATTTCGCCAATAAAAGAAGTTTTGGATGCGTTATTGCGATTTTGGATTCGTTGCGCTGTTTTGGCATTGACGAAACGCGCTCCACGAGATGCATTGCAACTGCTGCAGCAGCTCACTAAATTCCCTCGGTCATATGGGTCGCCTCCTCGATCAAGCTCTATGACATGATCAACTTGAGTGGCCTTGGTGCGCTTGCCCTTAAGTCTGCACCAATGGCAGTCACCATCCTCCTCGAGTACAAGCCGGCGAACTTCCTTCCAGCGTTTGGTTCCGTAGATTGGGTTACCTGCCATGAAGCTCCATTCCGATGAGGCATCCGCACTTCTCTAGGTCTAGTCCTTTGATGACTCTCCAGCCTGTGTCTCTGCATTGTCCACAGGCTGAGTGATCTGCTACTTGAGTACGCGTAGGGACTTTCTCATAGTCTTTGTTATTTAGTTCTTGATATACATCGGGGTTATCCCCATCAGGATTATCCCCACGAGGTGCGACCTGCGGTGATGTGTTTCTCACAGGTTTATCCACACGCTGTGGAGTGTCGAAGACGAGGGTGTCGTACTGCCACTTTCCGCCTTCATCTTGGTATCTTCGGCGCTTGATGTAGCCGGCGGACTCAAGTTCTGTCATGGCTGTCCTGATGGCATCTATGCCCTCGCGTTTGACGCTGGCGAGGTGTCGTGTGGAGGTTCTCCAGTTGTCGGGCTTTGACAGGACGAAGATGAGGACTGCTGTGGCCTTGAAGGTGAGACGCGAGTCCTCAATGATCTCGTTACGAATCTGAGTCCAGTTTGACTCTGGTCTGGGCGCTCGATAGATGCTCATACGATGTCTTCCAATGTGACGCGCTTACCTTGGCGGTAGGTCTGGTAGCCGGCGACAGTACCGTCCACGATGACTTTGACATAGCGGTCAAGATGCTGATCTTGGTTCAGGAGCGTCATGACGATGGATGGGTTGGTGTGCAGCTCTGAAGCTTGGCTTTCGGTCAGTTTGCGAGGGTTGCCGACTCGATGCATACAGATCACTTGATACTGAATCATTTGCCGAGCCTTAACCAGTGACCGTCAATGAGTGTCTCGGCGAACATGACACTTCTTGAGCGCGCCTGAATGAAGATCCCGTCAATGCTCAGATACTCGCACTCAAGGCCACCTGTCCGAAGAGCGAAGATGTGGATGTAGTGCCGATTCGGATTATCCGAGTCCCCTGATTGGAACAGGATGCGCATCGGTCGGATGGGTTGCATCCAGTCTGTGAATACATTGTCGGGGTTCATATTGCTTCTTCTTTCGCTTGTAGGGACTTGAAATGTTTGAGAGCTGCACTTGGTGGAGCAAGCTGTGAGATCGGTAGGTCGTGACAGTCGGTGTTGTAATAGCGTCCATTTGGGACATGGTTGCCATCGGCGTAATGACGCATCATCGGCTCGCCTTCATGGTGCAAGGTTGCCATTCTGAAGAACTTGTCCCACGAACATCCACCGAGAAGCCAAACGGCCTCAGGTCTGCCGGCGACATATTGCAAATGGACGAAGAAGAAGAAGTCAGACTTCTCGACTGGGTTCTTACGAACACCAAAATTGACGCAGTAATGCATCTCTGGCGGAGTCGTCACCTTTTGAACTTTGACTTCTATCGTGTGGCCTGAATGAAGCTGCACATCGCTCTTCAACCCTTGGTGTTTGTAGGCCAGTAAGTCGTTAGTCCAGCAGTAGTCAATGACAGCGATCTCACCGATTGCACCGATGAGGGAGTGTTCTTCTTTGTAGTCAGCGCGTTTCTTAAAAGTTGCGCCACTCATGTCTTCTAGCAGTTCATTAGCCTCAAAGATGAGGCGCTCGGTGACTTGCACTCGAATCATCAGAACGCTTCTCCCTCGGTCATCTTCTTCGCTTTCAGATCTGCAACCAGCGACTCAAAAGCGAGACGACCAGACGGAACCTCGCCGGCATAACCGAGAGCCCTGAGTAGTCGTCGCTGTCCTTCAGATGCTTCCCAAGGCTTCACAGGCTTCGGACTCTGCTCTTCCTTCTGGCGGTTGATCACTTCCTCCAGTGAGGCCATCTTGGGGAATGACATCATGAGCCCTGCTAAGCGTCCGAGGCATGAGGTTGACGCGTTCATCTGCTCGCTGTCTCGAGTGAAGGAGGTCTTGCCGGGGTAAGGCTCAAAGCAGGTCGCTTGACATGGGAGCGGATCGTCAGGTGTACGCCATGCTTGCATCGTGACACTGATGAAGGTCTTGTCGCCAATCGTGACGATCTCTGGGCGATGCTCCTTGATGCGAAGCTCGGGCCACTTTTCCAGTAGAGCTGCGAAGCGTGTCGGGACATCCACATAATTACTGAGATCCATAGCGTTGAGCCTCCTCGTACTTCTCAATAACAGCGGTAAGGCTTGTATGTGGGCCGTGATCGGGATCAGTGCTTGGAGCGTAGAAGTCAATGAGATGATCGTAAAGATCCATACTCATCGTCTCCCAAAAGCGGATGCGTGTATCTCTGATCTTGAGTCGAAGCTCAAGGTCGGCGATGTGCTTCTCCTGCTCTCTAATCGTCTGAACCATGCCGTCGGGGTCGTTCATTGGATAATCCTTCCTAGTTGGATAATCCGACACTACTGCAAGGGTGTGTCAGAGATGAGCATCCCGTGACGCTGATTCTCCGATGTGCCTCCCCAGATGCCCGGAAGGGCTCGATAGCCGAATGACAGCGCATACTTGAGACAGTCATCTATCACTGGACACGACTCGCACACAGCGACAGCTCTCCGAAGGTGTTGCCATGCTTCAGCACCAACCTCGGGGAAGAACCAGTCAACGGGCAGATCACGACAAGCTGCTTCTTCTTGCCATTTGAGGCTGTTCAGCATGAGATGCTCCAAGGTTGCCATCCACACTTCCCAGCTTCTTCTCGACTGTTCCACAGTAAGAACGCGAAGCGGAGGTTTGATGATGGGATAGCCATGTCGTCAAGAGTCCAGCCCATCTCCGAGAGCCATTCCTCGTGGATCTGGTTGATCTGTGTCAGGCCGTAGTCGTGACCGTTGAACCATTCCGAGTCGGCGGAGATTGCTTGACAGCGCGATTCTTTCCACATGACGCGACCGAGGGTCTGCAACACTTCTGTCCTGTTGGGCCAGCCCATCTCTACGGCGAGCGGTAGCCATTCCTGACATTTGGTGTCGGGATCTATATGGGCGAGCTGTGGGAGCGTTGTAGAGGTCTCTACGGGCTTATCGTAGATAGTCGCGTTCTCCTCTGCAATCATCTGAGCGATGAGGGCTTCTTGGTCTGCAATCTGCTCATCGGTCAGCGGAACGATCTGAACAGTCTGAGGGACTTTGATCGTCGTCTCTGGCGGTGATTCTGACGATGATCCGAAGACCACGACCAGACTGAAATAGGCGAACGCCACAAACGCTAGGAACTTGAATGGGTGCATTATGTGCCTCCAGTGTCGGGGCTCAGCTGATGCTGTGCTCTCTTGGCTCGATCAGTTGACCGAATGAGCGACGCGATGTCAAGTCATTCGGCGAAGATTCGAGCGAACGCTTCCTCTACTAGTTTCGGATTATCTGCCATCAATGGCGAGATCTCAACATGAGTCCAGTCAGCTCCGGGTGTTCCGCCGTTGCGTGTGGAAGTCCAAGCTTTCCAAGCGTCACGATCGCAGCGGTAGCCTGCTCCCCATTTTGTGAGACCTGTCAGAGGGCATCCAGTGCCATCGTAAGCATGGATCTCTTCAATGTTCAGATCGTCACGGTGCTCATAGAGAAACTCCACGAGGGCCTTCCGTTGAGGCTTAGTCCCTTTGAGGTCTGTCGCGCGCCATGTGGCATGAACGGACAGCGATGATCCTGAGCGCATCGGGCGGTTTGCATAGATGCCGATGTTTTTGACACCGAAAAGGTACTCACAGTATTCGACGAATCGTTTTGTGCCGGCGCGTGGTGTGGGATGGTTGCCGTCTTTGTTCCCTGTGTACGGTCTAGGACTCATCTTTGTCTCCCTTGTCTTTGAGGCCGTTGCTGGCGAGGATTCCTGATAGTGCTCCGGTGAGGAAGAGCATCATCGGGGATAGGAGCGACCATGCCGATTCGTCATTGGGCGAAACTTTGTCGATCGGCTGTACGACGAATAAAAGTCCATAGATCAGAGAGGCGGTACTGAGAACGAATGTGAGTGAGAGTGTGATGCCGACGATGAGGATCAGTCTGGCCTTGATCTCTGAGTTGGTGTACTTCTTCATTGTTCGCACCTTGTCGCTGTTGGTTTAGTTTCGCAAGTGTCTCGAGTGCGGTCATTGCAGCCTGTAACGACGAACATGAGGACGACGGCGAGAGCTGCGATCACGGCGAGAGTTTTCATGGTCTTGGATTGTTGCTGTAGTAAACACCTTCGGCAACCCATGCTTCGTATTCTTCGTCGGTCATGAGTCGCTCGGTGTCGTCTACTTGGATGTAGACAGCGTCTTGTGGATAGAGGGCCATGTATTCTTCAGGGGTCATGAGTATGAGTTCCTATATCCATAGACGCGTACTGTTCCGCCTGTCATTGTTGACGATGTGACACCAACAGTAAACGCCGTGTAGCTAGTTGTGTTATTTAAAAATCCTGAACCCGCACCAGCAGCTCCAGCAGTCGAAGGGTCTGCGTAACTACCAGTAATTAATGTGTTTTCATTTTTAAAAGGATTCAACAATTCGTAAACGCCTGACATGCCTGCAGTGCCTCCGGGCCCTAAACGATCCCAAGATGTACCATTATTAGTTGTGATGTTATTAGCCGTACCTGTTGTGTAGACAATGGTTCCTGCGCCCCAATAATATCCGGTCGTCGTTGAGCCCATCTGCAGAGTCATGTATGGGCCACCTGCCGCGATTGAGTTGGCTTGCACAATAATTTTGTAATGGTCAAAGTCGCTTGAGAATGCACCTGTCACCGTCACGCTGGAGACAGCCGTACCGATCGTCTGTGACTTGATGATGAACAGACCGAGACTGTTGACAGCCTCAGCCGTCTCATTCATGTCGTCGCTGGTCAGGATCTGACCAGCTGAAAAGGGTGCTAAAAATGGGACTGCCATAATTCTCCTTTAAGCGACTACTGTGTCGCCGTAGCTAAGTCTGTTATTGTCAAGAGTACCGAAGATCGCATCGTCAAGGATGAATGAACGATACAGCTCGGCTGGGGTGAGGTAGAACACATACTCGGTCTTTTCGGGATCTGAGTTGATCTGTAGTCCCTCAATGACACATTGATATGTCGTGTCTGAGGGTGTGCCGGGGATGCGGTAGACGACATCTATGTTCTGACTGATGAAGTCGTTGTACTGCATGAACAATGTGAGAGTCGAAGGGTTGACTGCGTAGTCCATGACATGGATCTCAAAGTAGACCTGATTCACGCTTAACGCGTCGCCCATGAGAGCGGCTAGATATTCGGCGCACGCTTGCGCTTGGCTACTGCTTCCGTCAACCTGTGTCGTCGTCGTTGCCCATGTCCCCCAGAGTGCGACTCCTGCAGTATTGGTTGCTGTGAATTGTCCAAATGGTCCGTCAACTGTGACGACATTGTTGAACGAATCTCCGAGGGCAGATCTGAAGACTGCGTTCATTGGGAGGACGGTGGCGGACGCAATGCCACCGAATGACAAAGTTGAAACATTCTCGCCGACTTGAGACCTAGCCAATAGTTTGATCGTGTCGCCGTAGTTGATCATGATTCCGTGTTCGGTCTGCATGTTTTGGGCGAGTCGAGCGCCGATGGTGCCGGTGTAATCGTCCGTCACTGCCGCGATACTGTTTCCGTCGTTTGTGAAGCTGATTAGTGGCGTGTATTCCGAAAGTTGAGCGAGACAATTAAAGTCTCCGAGGTCTGCGTTCACGAGTTGCTCACGCGACAACACTCCGAACAGATCTATCGCTGTAATCGTTGCCGTCGCTCCACCTGACGCGTACTGGAATCCGTCATCGTATGAGACGCTTTGAGTGTAGAAGAAGCTTCGAGCGTTGTTGTTCGTGCCTACTCCGTCCCTGTAAACCTTGATCTCTGATCCGGGCAGGAATGATGCTGCCAAGTTTGTCGAGTTGTCAATAGTCAGCGACAGCGTTTGAGGCGAATAGTTCTCCAGCCATCTCTTCTTCCCATTAAAAAATGACAGCGAATAGACGAACCCGTCAAGGCTGTATCCGTCTACTGTGACCTTCCAGAGGTTCTGATTCATCAGAGAGGCCTTGTGGTCACTGGCACTGGGCCACTCATTCGGACATATCGTTGGAGAGCTGCGACGACAGCGTTCGGATCTGCTGAAGTGACCGTGATGTTGATCGTGTTCCCTTGTCCCATCTTGCCGAGCTTGTCAAGAGGGATCACTGCTTCAGGGCCAGATTCGCCTATGAGGGCAACCGTTGGCGAACTGACAATTCCTCCCTCGGCTAGTCGAGGCAGTTTCACATTTGGGATCTCGCCGAAGTTCACCCATGGCCCTGCAGCTTTGTCAATCCCGTCAAGGATGATGTTCAACCCTTTGATGGCGAAGTTGAGTCCGCCTTCTAGACCTGAGATGACTGCGTTGATTACGCCTTTGAACGCTCCGCCTACTTTGTCAAAGATTGAGCCGGCGAGATCCTTAAGTCCGTTAAAGACTGACATCACCATGTCTTTGAAAAAGACGATTCCTTCCCATGCTTTCTTGAAGGGCCAGAGGATGAGGTCTAGGACTGTTTTAAATGCTGTGCCGATCCATCCGATGAGGTTGCCTAGAAAACCGATGATGGAGTCTTTGAAGGTGACGACTGCGAGAACTGCGAGACCGAATGGCCCTGTGATCACTGCGAGCAACAGGGGCCAGTGATCTACTGCCCAGTCAAAGACGAACTTGATCGCGTCCCAGACTTTCTCAAATGCTGTCCCGATTGCCTCAACTGCTATTCCGAAGATGTCAAATTTCTGCTGGAGGACGATAAGGATTGCAACGATTGCAGCGATAGCGATCGCAATGAGGAAGATCGGGTTCATTCCCATAACAGCATTGAAAACTTTCTGGACTGCTGCGAATGCTTTTGTCGTTGCTGTCCAGACTTTCATCGCTGTGTTGACTGCAATGATTGCGACAGCGAGTCCGCCGATCACTGCACCGATCGTGACGATAAGTGTCTTATTTTTTGAGGCCCATGCTGCAAACTCCAAGAGCTTCGGAAGAAGTTTGTTGGCGAGAGGGACGACCGCTTGACCGATGGACTCCTTGAGTTCGCCCATCTGGATCCCAAGGTTCTTCATCTTGCCTTGAGTCGTGTTCGCTGCAGTGTCCGCTTGACCAGAGAAAGTCTCGCTCATTGCTGCGAAGACTTCATCCGCTGATGCGCCGCTCTTAACCAGATCGGCTAGTGCTGGATCTAGTTTCTTAAGTGGGCCGAGGTTGCCGTTAAATGCTTTTGAGAGTGCATCGGAGACAGCGCCGAGATCCTTGCCTGTACCGGCAGAGACATCAAGAGCGAGACCGAGAAGGTCTTGAGCCTTGGTGACATCTCCTGTGCCTCGAATGAGTGAGTCGAGGGCTGGGCGTAGTTCGTCGTCGGCGACAGCTGCAGCGATTGAAGTCTTTGAGATGAAGTCTTCAACTGATGAGACTTGAGCGTCTGATGCTCCGGTGACATTCTTGAGAGTCGTGCCAAGTTTTTGGGCTGCAGCGTCATCTTCGGCGAACGCTTTTACTGCGTCAAATGCGACAGCGCCGATCGCTGCGATAGCGAGCCCTGCTGGGACTGCAGCCTTGCCGATAGCGAACGCTGCCTTCTCGCCTTTAGTTTCTAGACGCTTAAAGTCGGCGATCGCTTTGTCAATGCCGGCAGGGTTCCACTCTGAGATGATGGGGAGGTTGATAGCCATTAGCGCTTCACGATCCTCTTGTTGGTTTGTCCCATGACTTCTTGAACAATCATGTCGACTCGCCGTGTGATCTCGTCCAGATAGTCGTCAGAGCGCGCCCACATGAAGCGTGAAGGGCTGCGGAGTTTGCTGGTCAGATCGTTAGCGAAATTGGGTCGAGCGCGCAGAGGGTTCTTGTTGCGTGTCTGGTTGGGGCCTCGTCCTGCCATGTCGGTCATAGAGAGAGCTGCACCTTTAGCGGTGATCTTCACTGTTCCGATGGACTCGTACTGTG